CCCGGCCCCAGCACGGCGGCAAGCTGCTTCTGGTCTTCGATGAGGGTATGGAACCGCTCTTGCACTTCCTTCGTGCCAAAGAACACATCGTCAAGCGTTACGCCGAGCGTATCTAGGGCCGTAGAAACGGCGCGATACTGCTGAACGCTCATCATGTTCTGCTGCGCTAGAAGAGTTGTCTTGAGGTCGGCCTGGGCGAGCTTGTCAATGTACGCGATGAGGCCAAAACCTACGGATGCGAAGGCTGTTGTGCCTGCCACTTGGAACTTGAGGAAGTTGCCAACGATACCGCCAACTGAACCGGCAACGGTTTTCTCCGCTCCCTGCATTGCAGACGCGAACTTATCGAAGGATGCCTTATCGACGCCAGCGGAGAGACTGACCAGATATGACTTGATAACATCGGGCATCGAATCTTATCCTCCGTGCCGCTCTCGATACGCGCGGAAGTCGGCCTCGTTTTTCTCGCTCACGTCAAGGTACTTATGCGCGTTGCACAAATCCTGAAACGTGAAAACACCTTCGACAATATCCCGATGCTTCCAAAGTCCAGCCTGTACCGGCCTCCATAGAAACGGGTCTAGGTTTGGGTACTCGGTTGGCTCGAATCCGCCGTCGCCGGTATCTGGTTCGACCCGGCTGCGGTAAAAAAAGGGGCGATGTTGAATGCAACCGTCTCCTGCGTCAGCTGCAAAACCGTTGGCCCATCAAACTCAAGATCGGGAATCGCATACCGGCCATCTGACATAAAGATCGGCATGGCAATCGGAGTTCCCGTCTTCACGCTGTAGCGACCACATACCGCAAGAGACATTCTCTGGACTTCGGCTAACTCTTCGCGCGTCAACTGCTCAAGTAGGAAGTTTGCCGTCATTGCGAAACCTTGCTCAGGAGTAATTGTGGGAGCCTCAGATGCAGCCTCTTGATCGGTCGGCGTGATCGTGGCGAGATAGGCGCGATACCGCTTGACAAATGTGAGCCGAATCCAACTACCGTCCGCCGCCGTCATCTGGCCGATGCGGTACTGCTGATCGCCGATGGTGATGTCCTTGTGATCCATAATGTCTCCGTGCTACTGGTTCGAGATGTTTGCGGCCATGAGAGTCCATTCCAGATACTCTCCCTTTGACCCGTAGGGCTGTGGCGGCTTCTTCGTGAAGGAAACCCCAGTACAGACGTTCTGGTCGCCCGTAACGAGGTTCTGGAGGTCGAGGGCGATAGCAGCCCAGTCCGCCGAAGTTCCGTTCGCTACGGCGGTCTGGTGAAGGTTCTGCGCCAACTTCAGATAGGAGTTGATTGCGCTGGTCTGCTGGCAAGAGACTTTCACTGTCCCGTTGAATCCGGGGCTAGTCGAAACCATGACGGCGGAATCAGCGGCAACGTCCTGCTCTGTCCACTCATGCGTCATTTCAACAGTGATCTTGCCAGAGCCGAGCGAACCACCGGCAAGGATGAACGCACCGGCAAGGGGAGATGCAATCGCGCCCGTGAGGTCTTTGAATGAGTATGTCGTAGTTCCGTTTGCCATTGCGATCTCCTGTTACTTCACTGTTGCACGTTTACAGCGATAGTGAAACTCTGCTGCGTTCCGGCCAGAGTTACGGCGACATAGACTGGCATGGACTTGAAGAGGGCGCGGTCGCCGCTCGCCTGAGTTGAGAAGGAAGACGATCCAACCCAGAATCCAGAGGGGAGCGATGTACCCGGAGTCAGCCCACCAGAGGGTAGAAGTGGAATTGCGATACCATTCCACGTCCCCGCTGCGATGAATCCACGATTTGCGGCACGGCTGCAAGCTCCGCGAACGGCATTGAGGATGAGAGCCTGCCCACCATCGGTCTGCGGAATGGAGGCAAGGGATTGCAGGACATTGAGAACGGAAATCTGCGCATCCGCCGCCAGCATATCGAGGCCGAGAACGGTAGCGAAGTTCATGCCGTTGCCGTTGACTCCCTGATAGTAGAAGTCGTAGCTGTTGGCGTAGTTGTTGTAGCTGTTGCCGTTGTTGCCAAAGCCAAGTCCAGGCGTACCGGCGAAGACGGCAATCTGCTCCTGGTTCAGAGGCTCAACCGTGATTCCGGTTAGAGTCTTCGCGGCGAGAGAGAATGCGCTGTTAGGTGCGCCGGTATTCAGACCCATGCCAACGCCTGCAATGGCGGCGGCGATGTATTGATTGTTTGGAGCGAGTCCGCCTTGCACGGTTGAGTAAGCACCGTGGGCGCGGCTGTAGTTTGCGGCTTTGATGAGCGAGAAGACGTTGCCAACCGAACCAACCAACGCTGTTGCGCTCTGCGTCCCGTAGATGTACTGCATGGCCGGAGTTGCCGATTGTGCATACAGAGCGATTGCAACGTCGTCTTCATCCGTCGCCGTCGTACTCATTGCGGCGTACCATGCCGGTTGCGCCACGCGGCAAGCGGTGATTGCCTGTAACGGAGTCTCACCGATGGCCGTGATATTGACCTCAAGAGCGGCTCCGGTGCTAGGTGCTTGCGGGACAGTGGGAAGTGCGCTTGCGATGCTGTACCCGGTGCCCTGACGCCCCGAAATGAACGCCACAGAGGTTACAGCCCCTCCGCTGACGCCCGTGACCTGCCCATAGCCAAATGAGGCGTTCAATTGCGTGATGAGGAAGGTATCGTGCAGTGCCCATCCCGTACCTGCCGAATCAGAGTCAACTGTGATCGCTGCGATGGCCGTCGCGTCTTGGCATCCAACCCAGAGATATTCAGGCGGAGTTACGGGCGGTGCAGACTGTCCAAAGTACAGTCCAGCGGAAATCAACTCAGGATCGGTCGGCTGAAATCCGTAGGATGTCATCGCGGCGACGCTGGCAAACTGCACACAGCGTCCATTTGTTCCCTGCGAGGGGATGCGCCCGCTGTTGCCAACAATCAATCCCTGATTGAACTGCGGGACGGACACTCCGCCGGGAGTCACTGAAACGCTGACATCGCAGAGGATTGAGAGCGGTAGAGGTTGAGTCGCCATGCTGTTTTCTCCTACAGTTCGACCGTTACATCTGTGATTATACCCGCCTCATCTTCGAGAATGATCTCGGAGCTTTGGATGGTCTGTTTCGTCAATGTATCCGTAACCTGCTCATTCATTCTTGCCGAGAAACCGGAGCGTTCCCACCACTGATTCTGAAACAACTCTGGCGTCCGTCGTACCGTGCCAATGACCGTATCGAGATACAGATTCGATGCCTCAAGGGTATCATGCACGAAATCCTGATACAGACACGCCTTGACCTGTCGAGCGCGGTCAAAACTGTTTGGGCCGTAGAAGACGAAGCCTATTTCCCAAACCCGCGTGTAAATTGTCGCTTCGAGGAACGTCAGTCCTTGCGTCGCGTTCGGCTGAATCTCGTGCGCCGTATTGTAGGGATCGGGAACCTCGACCGCTCGAACGAAGGCAATGTCGTCTGTAGTTGCCCAGGCGGGCTGTCCGGGCGTGGGCCAGTCTATCCGTGCCTGAGAGTAGGCCGATGCGTCTGTGGGGCCGCTGGGCGTGATTCCGAGGCACTGTAGAACGATGCTCTGCCATAGAACCTGCATCTGGGCCGTAGTCAGTCCAGTGCTGGTCATCGTACCTACGCCGGGAACCGAGAAACTACTCACCGCTCAACCTCGCTGCTATGGCCTTGTTGAACCCAAAGTCCTTCCATTTCGTGACTGCCACGACGCGGTACAACTGCCCATCCCATGTAATCGTGTCGCCAATACCCGATGTGGTTCCTTCTGCACGAGTCTTGTACATCGGAAACTCAGAAATAAATCCCATCATGCCGGTTGCTCGGTCGCCTTCAGGAACCTGTAGCAAGTCCTCTTCTGTGGCCGGTTGAATGATGCCCCAGAATGGAATCGCAGTCGTGACCGAAACATAGCCGCCCTGCTGGAAGCTACCTGTTGAGCGATTGACCGTGTACGCCTGCGCGAATGCTGGGCTATTTGCCACGCGCGTGAGTGAGATGGTAGGCATTAGAGCGCAGCGACCTCCGCGATTCCTTCAAGAGCTTCCCCAGCGGTTTCCGCTCCGGCTTCTACTCCCTCGCCTACAGTCTCAATTCCGGCCTCGGCCCCCTCTGCAACCTGAGCGGAAGATTCCTCTACCCCACCGTCGCGCTCCTGTTCGGCAAGATTGCCCTCATGTACTCCGCCGCCAGTCTCGGTAATGTGTGTGATTGCTCTCCGCATCTGGCCCGTGTCAATGCCGGGAGTGTTCATTGCGTCAAGACTTGCATCCATTCCCACCAAACCAACCGGCCCCATAACCGACTTCCCGCTCTTTGCTCTAATCGTGGATGGAGCATTCTGCGGCCATCCATTCCGCGAGTCGGTAAACCAAGCCTTCGATGCGCTCTCGCCAATCTGTCCGGCGCGGTCAAGATGCTCCATCATGCCCGATTCGTCACCATTCAACGCAGCTACTGAAGCCGCCGCAAGTTCCTTTGCAATCAAATCCTTCGTCGGATCGGCCTCGATTGCGTCCTCGATAACAACACGAGGAGGTTGCCCGCGCAACGGACTTCCATTAGTGAATATGAAGAGCAACTCGGCATTCGAGATCGGGTTCTGTGCGGCGCGGAGGAACTTGCGGGCCTTCTTCGTCAGTGTTCCCTTCTTCGACAATGCCATTGCCATAGCGCGTAGCTTCAACGCATCCTGCCGATCATCTCCCTCTGGAATACCTACCAGCGCGTCCGCGCCATTCAGCGTAGCGATGCCCGCATGAATCTCTGCCATGCCGGGGCCGCTCGAACTGAAGGAACATCCAAACACGCTACCTCCGAAAGTAAGCAGGGCCGGAACCAACGACTCGCGCCAGCGATGCCAGTTGAACGCCATACTGCGTAAGCGACCAAGAGGCCCAGTTGTCCACGGCCTTGATTGCCTGCAATCCCTGCGAAACCCCGTCCGCGCCCTGCGAGATGGTGATACCGGCCTGCAAGCTATTCGCCACAATCTGATTCGCCGTACTCTGCTGATTGCCTTCAGTCTGGCAATAGAGCGTCAGATAATGCGCGATGTAGAGAGCCATGCCAAGTTCCCACTGCTCACGCCAGCGCGATTGCATGATGGAGATGATTGCAATGTTGAGGTAGAGTTGCATCACCGCCAGCGGAACCAACTGCGCCTCATAGACCACAAGTGTGACCGCGCCAGATGCTGTTGCGTTCGATGAAATGGTTATATTAGGCATGTTTACTGCATTGATTACTGTCCCATAATTCAGCCCTTGACACGTCACCAACTGACCTGCGGAGAGTCCTGTTGCGGTCGAATCCACAGTAATAATCTGTGATCCTGATGCGAGCGTCGCAGAGATGAGAGTGGGCGCACCGAAGAACTTGGGATAGATACCCAGAAAGTCATTTACCGCGTAGGGTGGATTCGTGCCTGTAGGTACGCCAGAGGCCAACCCCAGAAAGGCATTGCACTGGCACCAGCCCGGTATGCCAAACCCTCCAACGTCGCACCCATCGTAGCCATATCCCCCATAGATCGTCATGTAGAACTGGTCGATGTTCTGTGTGGGGAAGGATGGCATTGATGACTCCTAGAAAAGAGGGCAGAGGCATTGGCCCCTGCCCCGAAGGAAAGGTGGTACGCGGTTAAATTCCGTATCGGTAAACGAGTGTCGTGGGCCGGTATACGCGGACAATGCCGGTGTTGGCGATGTAGGTGGCGACGAACGCGCCGTCCTGCAAGCTCAATGGGCCGCCCATGCGCTGTATGTCCTGCAAGATGCCGAAGTTCAGGAAGTCATCGTTGAAGACGTAGGCCGTCAACTGCGCGGTGTTTCCAGTTCCTATAGTCTCAGCCCAAGACGGGAGAGGAACAATCTCTGGAGTCTTCCCGTTGATGCTGATACCGAAGTAACGAGCCTTGATCCAATCGAGGATTGTCGTGAATGCTGGTACTGTGCCTAGATTGGAACCGAGAGGAAGAACCATCGGCTGAAGCAATGCATCCCAGCGAGAACCGGGAACAAGGAAACGATCCGGGATGGAATCGAGAGCATTGCCAGATGCAGCCCATGCAATTTTCGCCGTGGTCTGAAAATCTTGCACGATGGCAAGGGGAGTAGTATTCGTTCCTAGCCATCCGCCCGTTGACACCGTGCCAGAGGCCGTATTGCTAACTCCAGGTAAAACACTGTTGAGCAGCCCCTGATTCGCTTCACGTCCAAGATAGACGCGCCGGTCGAGGGTCTTGTTCCAGTCCGTTCGCACGGCCTTGTCCAGGATGTCATTCGGCGACTTGTTGGCCTGCGCCAAACGGAGCGATTCGACCAGCGGAATGCGGATCGAACGCTGCCATGCGTAGGTCGGGTAGACATCCTGCGAACGGTTGAAATTCACAACGCCGATGTCATTCGACGCTGCTCCCGTGCCGTCCGTGTTCGGCGAGAACACATCGACGAACTCAGCCGTCTCGGTGTCAACCCACCCGCCGCCATTCATCAGCGGAACGTCACGGAACCAGGTATGCCCTTCCAGCGGCATGTGCAGCCGAGGATCGGGCTTGTTGAGTTGCGATTGGAGGAAGATTTGCCCGGTCGATGATGCGTCCTTGACGCCCAGCGACTGCGCCCCATTCATGCGGAGTTTGTAGAGGTTCCGCAAATACGTTGGAGACTTGGCAAGTGCTTCCGTCTCAGGGTCGATAATGGCGCGGCGTGGTGTCGAGAGGTACAGTTCGTTCGAGTTCATCGTTTGGCTCCAGTGTTACGGGATCAGGCGGTTGAGAATTGTGACCTGCGCGGTAATCTGCCCGGTCGCTGAATCGGTCGAAAGGATTCCGGTCTTGAAGACAACCCCGTTCGTCATCAGCACATTCCCGGTCAGGGGCGAACCCTCGATAGCGCCAATCCAGCTATTCGGATAGCTTTCACTGGTCGCCGTGCGGATGTACACTCCAGCACCGGCACCGGCGGGAGTTCCGTAGGGAACTGCCACGTTAATTGTGCCGCGCGTCAGAGCGTCCGCTTCGGAACCGGCGGGATAGTTGCCGCTGTTGGCAATAGTTCCCGTGCCGCTGCCATTCGTCGGGTAGTAGGTGTTCGTCTTGACGTTGGCCTGGGCGAATGCAATGGGCGTTGTCTCGGTCACAGAACTCGAATCGACCGAGATGTACTGCGCCACGGACGAATAGGTATTGTTCGAGTTCAACACAAGCGCATCGCCGAAGTTCGGCACCAGCGTATCCGTCGGATTGATGAGGCGGGGCGTAGTGATCGGGAAGTCGGTCTGCGAGATCGACCCGATGGGGCCGAGGATAAGTCCAGTTACCGGAATGATGCTTGCAGGCATGATGGTTCTCCTTGTGCTTACTTACGGGCCGCGCGAGCGACCCGATAATCGTTATACGCCTTCAGTCCATCGGCGTAGGACTTGCCGTTGAAGAACGTGAACATTGCAGGCTCTGGATCGCTGTCTCCGATGCCGCCTTCGGGAGCAATGCGGGTCAACATGACGAACGGATCGGGCGCACCATCCTTCACGCCGGATGCAAGGTCGCCAATCTGCTTGTTGAGCTTGACGTAGGCATCCTTCGCTCCCTTATTGCCAGAGCGAGCCACAACGGGCTTGAGCATCTTGAGCAGGTCGGCGGCGTCGCCGGTGGAGAAGTCGGACTTGGAGTGTTCGTCGGGCGGAAGAACAATCGCGCCCTCAGCGTCACGAGCGGCCTTGTCTTTGGCCTCTTTCTTCTCGCGCTCCTCTTCCTCTTCCTTCTCGGCATCCGTCATCTCGTCGTCACCGAACTCGTCCTTTGCCTTGTCCTTGGCCGCTTTGTCCTTCGCAGCCTTGCGCTTTTCGAGACGCTCTTTCTTCTCTTCCGCCGTCTCTTGCTCGTCTTCGGCGTCACGCGCCGCAGCATCCCGCGCAGCCTTGTCTTTAGCTTCCTTGGCTTCGCGCTCTTCCTTCTTACTCTCTTCGTCCGCGTCCTTGAGAGCGTCAACCATCTTGGCTGCATCCTCTGGACTTGCGTCCTTGATAGCTGCCTGAAGTCCGAGTGCAACGAGAATTCGGTTCGACATGGTGGTTCTCCTTATTACGAGAATAGTATCAGACTCCGGTTTTGCGTCCTTGATTCCAACGTCAGACCCCGCCCGTCCTTTCGGAACGATGGCAATGTGATTGCCCCGAATCTGCGTCATAATGTAGCGGCCTGCTTCATCTTTGCCGAGTCGGAACGTATAGGCGCACGACACATCGCGCACTCCGTTATCGACCTTGACATTCAGATCGGGATGCTTGACGTGAAGATCGGCGAGCAGCGGAGTCTCGCCTGCGAACTCGCCCTCGGTAATCTTTTCTCCGATACGGACATTCTGCCCATGCCCCTTACTCACGCCTTCATATTCATCAAGCGCATCAACCAGAATTTGCGGATCGGCAGGATGTTCGTCAAGAACAGACTTGCCCTCAAACGATGCGAGTGTTTCCGGTTCAGTGACCTCTTCGATGGGGCGGTAGACCGTGACCATCTCATCATCTTCGATGCCCCATTCGGGCTTGTATCCGGGGTTTTTCTTAATTTCACGGCCAAGATACTGCTGCGATCCGGTACGCGCAATCGGCACGTTTTTGTATATCCGGTAGCCCTCGCCGGGAGTCTCAAACTGGTTTTCCTTGCCGGGGAGCAGGCTGGCGTAGTAGCTCAGGCGTTGCGGGGGAGATGCGTCTTTGCTTGATTCGGGGTCAACGCCGCTGATCTTGTGCGCGTTGCGACTGGCGTAGAAGACTGACTTTCCGCGCTTATCCCCGTACTCGCGGGACATTGCGGCGGCGATAACACGGCCTTTGGAAGTCAGTGGCACAAGAAAAGATTAGCACACTGACTTTTTCAGCGACCGCGTGAGTCTTCGATTTTCAACGCAACAGGGATATCGCGAGCATGAATCAAGATAGTTACTCTATCCTCGAAAGTTTGGGTCTGCTGGTCGATGTCCATATTCGAGAGAGTCAACGCGGAATCCCCACTTTTTCTCAAAGTAAGCGCGGTCGGCGTCAGCCTGGTGCCGTTGCGCTGCCCCTGATTCTGGCGGAGCAAGCCGGTGTGATGCGCTCCCGTAGTGGTAATACTGCATATCGAGTTGAACGCCACGAATGCCGCAAGATGCTAGACGCAGGGCAAGGTCGCGCGTGATGCGACCGAGGCCAGAGGTTGAGGTTACAGAATCACTAAGGATGAGAAGGGGAATCGGCATTATTGGATTCTCTTGACGTGGATTTCCTGGTTGGTTTTTATAAGGAACTCAATGCCCGCAATGTGCATGTGCGGAGACTGCCTATTGCCGATAAATTCTTTTAGTTCCATCCTCATGCGTGGATTGTCTATTATCCAGCGTCCATCTTCATTTTTCCAGTACCAATCGCCTTTGAATTTTCTCCCAGGTATTAGGGAAAATAGCAGTCTTGACTTGTATACTTCGGCAAATTCGTCAGCGATAGAGGTGTCGCTATTGATCGGCATTGTCATCACTTCGCCTCCGTGATCCTTCCCGCGCCACCGAAGATGCGCTCAAACTCCGCCGTCAACTCTGCGGCCTGTTGCGGTGTTACATTGTGAACAAAGATTGCGTTTCCCCGCAGGGCAGTCTCAAGCGTTCCGCGCAGATACCCGCGTATCGTCGTTCCCTGTTTTTTCGCCAGCTTGGTCGCAATAGCGAGACAGGATTCGTCGATGCGGATTGTGACGGGGATGCCGACTTTACGCATTAGAGGTTCGTCTCCGGCCAGAGAGCAGCGATCATTTCGATTGTGCCTGCAAGGATAAATGCGATTGCGGTTGGTGCCATGAGGACGTAGAGCATGTGAGTCTCCTTTGAAATTGGTGGAGCCTACCGAGTCGAACGGCTGCCGAGGTTGGCCTAGCCCCGACTGTCTCCCACGGCCCCATGCAGTTACCGTACCCCATCCCGTACTCTCTGTCAAGCGCAAAAGAAAACGGCCCCCGAAGAGGCCGTATCCTTGCTCTGGGTCTATGCCCGCACTCCTTTCATGGATGGATTAGCTTCAGAAACCGTGCGCGTCCCATGCGTGTGATCGAGCCGCGTGAGTACACCTTGTGCGGCCAATCAACCTGATCGAGGTCAACGATAACATTGGCGTCGCACCTGCATCCAGGGGCTTGCCCAGCGTGATAATGCCCCAGCCGAGACTTGACGTGTGCCAGCATCTCCGGCGCGGGCGGATCGCTCCACAGCACAAGAACATGATCCATCTTGCGATGTGAAGGTCGAACGCGCACATCCTCAGACGATAGCCACTCATAGCAGGGCAACCCTAGATTCTCAGACCGCGCCCGCGATATAGCCGTCGCAGTGCTGCCCACCTCTGTCCGCGCCAGCATCGCTATCCTGCTTGCCGTGATCTCAGGGATGCGCTCATAGATGCTCGCCGCTATCGTCTCCGCCCGCTCACCCCGCATCTGGCGCGTTGCAATCTGGGAAGCAATGTCCTGAGCGATGTTCTGGGGCATAGTGCGGATGAGCAAGGCGTGACGCGCCACCATCCCGCGCATAACAATCCCCACCGGCCCATCCATCTCCGTGCGTAGCAGGTCGAAGATGCGTTTGCCCTGCGTTGACTTCCCAGCGGCCTCACGCCAGCTTTGCGCGTTCTGAACGGCCAATGCCGTCACCATGCCCCTTGCGACGCGCTGTGCGGCCTCTGTGACCGCTACACCGCCCCCATTGTTGAGATAAGCAAGGATGGAATCGAGATCAGGCGTTCGCGGGAGATGCAGCCATGACCGCATGAGGTTGTCGAGGGCATAGCGGTATTGGTCTTCGATGCGGCGGGGACGATGGAAGTCAGGCATCTACTTGCCTCGCTTCCACCATGAATCCTTCGTGCCACCTTTGTCCGGCATCTTCTTCTCAACCTCTACGCCGTTCTTTCCTTCCCCAAACTCCTCAGTCCCGGCGCGGGCCTCTTCCTGCTCAATCTCTAGCGGCACTTGAACCTCATCGTCCGCCGACTCGATCATCTCATCTGTGACATTCGTACCCAGCCCCGTCTCTTGCGAGGTCGTCTTGATTTCGCGGAGACTCGTCTTACGGCCAAGCAGCCCAGCGTTGTAGTAGCCGGTGATGGACTCGCTTTGCACCTGCGCCAAGTCTGCCTTCTCTTTCGAGTTCATCGTGCGAATCGGGGCAAACGCATAGTCCAGATCGTCGGGAACCTCACCCCATGTTGACATGCAGATGATCGGGATGAGTTTGTCGAATAGCGGGCGATCCTTCTGTCGTCTCTCCTGGTCGCATGTGTCGTAGTAGTTTTGCAGGTCGCCTTCGTTCGACTGCCCAAGCCCGGTCTGCGTATCGCCGAATAGTCGAGAGAATGGATACCCCGCCGCGCCGCACAGGGCCGTCATCTGCATCTTCATCACATCGGACAGCCCACCAAATGCGTACTGGTGTGTGAAAAGTTGTTCATTCTCGCCGAGCGCAAGCAGTCCGTTGGTCGAGATCGTCTCCGACACTGCCTGCATCCGCGCTGCGTAATCGGCCATCTGTTGCTGTGTCAGGTTCAATCCCGATAGCATCTGATTCAGCATATCGTTCTGGAACACCATGACGTTCGCGCGGGATATGAGATCGGCAACCCCGGCCATGCCGAAGTCGTAGCGTTGCAGTTCATCGAGGATGCACTCGATTTCACTCATCCCCCAGTATTGCTCGATCTGGCGCTCGAACAAAGGTAGGTCACGCCCAACGAATCGCAAGCATCGGGAATGATGCACTTTCAGCGATTCGGATGCTTCCGTGTAAATCTGATAGGAAACAGGAAGTCCGTACTCTGACGGTCTATTGCGGTCGGTGATGAGGTCAGACGAGGGCGACATGCCACTCCATCTATCAACCACGATCATGCCCTTATAGCTGTCCGGCTGCACGTTTTCTAGGATGAGTGGCTTCGATAGATCATTGTCGCCGTCGATGATGATGACGCCCAGCGCACCACCGAATAGACGCCCCCACTTGCGCCCTTCGATGAACTTCTGCAATGTGCAAGTCTCAGCAATAACCTTATTGAAATCTGATATATCCTCTGGTGTGACCTGCGTCAGAAGAGTGGGGAACCCCTTATTTTGATCTTGCGGCTTCGTGTCCACCACGGCGCGGATGACCCAACTACCGCGATACATGAAAACCAGCTTCTGGTAGTCGAGCGAGAGACGGAACGGGATGTGCCGACCAGCGTTGACGGCGGAGGAAGTGCCGAATCCGATGTTTGCCGCCTGGTTCGCGTACATATCTTTCACCGCAGCCGAATCATTCTTCGCCCACCGTGCCGATGCTGCTTTGCTTGCGATTGCAGATCGAGCCTGCTTGCTCAACGATTTCGCCCTAGCCATGCCGCCATTGCTCGCATTCGCCATGCTTACGAATATAACACGCAAGCATTCAGCCGCTTCTGTCTACGCTTCTCTGCGGCCTCTATGACGTGACGGCTATGCCACGCTTTCCCCTCTGGACTGGAGTGCCAAGCCTTTGATTTCAAACCCATCTCTATCATGTGAGCATGGGAAGACGGATGTCTTATAGCATGGAGTGAAACGTGAAAACGACCTTCGAGGCATTCTAGGTTTGTTATGTCGTTGTTATCGTGGTCATTGTCGATGTGATGGATGTGATGTTGGGGAGGAATAGGGCCGCGATAGAACTTCCATACCTCACGATGCAAAGTCTCAATTCCCCGGCAATAATCGCGCTTGTATCTAGGGTAGTAGTAGTTCCTAACGGAAGCATAGGAAGAACCAGAATAGCGGACGAAATCAACTCCATTGAAGGTAACTGACTTTTTCATCCCTTCATTATAGCATTATCGTCCCATCCGTTATTTCATGCCGGTACGCCATGCCGCAATTACCTTCATAACTCCCATTCGTAGAGCATCGCAGGTATGGTCATGGTCTTTTATGGGTTCTTCCTCCCCTCTTTTAGCTGCCTTCTCTGACCATGCGTATTGCTCAAGCTCTTTGATTGTCATGGGGCAGTTCTTGGCATGGATGCGGTACAGACCGATGTTGAGCGCAGCCGAGACGCGCCGGATGCCCTCTAGCACCTCGTTCTCACCGTTCTTGACCTGATACCCCCGCCGTACCAGTTCGAGCTTGAATGAGGCCGCTGACGGGTCAACAATCACGATCAGACCGCGCTTCTCTGACCCCACGAACGCATCGAAGTCGTCTGCGTACTCCGCGTCCGTCTTCTGGCGCATCTCTTTCGCTGAATCCCAATAGTATTCCCGATCTTGCCAAACCGTCCGGCTATCGTCGAACGCCTCCAAGAACACACATGGGTTGATAGTCCCGTAGTCAACGAAGATGTACCGCTGTACGCGCTGGTTTTCAAGTCCCTCTGGTCGGCTGGTATCGTCATACTTGCACTGCGGCCCCAGCACGTCTCGGTAGATGGACGACTCAGCAACCACCCACAATCCCAGAATGTACCGCTGATAGAAAACGCCGGTGTAGAGCTGCTTCTGCGCTTCGATATACTCTTGGCTCAGGTTTGGGTTGTCCTCCATCGTATAGTGCGCAGACCACAGCAGCCCAGCCGTGCGCAGTGCCTGATTGTCCAGGTACTCAGTCTTGAGCCAGTGCATCGGAACGCCAGCATTCGTTGTGCCGTAGAACCGCGCACCATCGGGCGACATGCGGGTGAGGAGCATCTGGAAGAACTCTTGCGGCATAAGCGTAACCTCGTCCCCCACAGCCACGCCCACGGTCAATCCGCGCACATATTTCTCGCTGCCCTCATCCTTCGCGCCCATCACGAGCCACGACGAATCGAACAGACGCAGCATCCCCGATTGATGGTTGTAGTTGTAGTTCGATGGGCCTATTAGGTTGAAGAGGTCGTTTAGGACGTTGTTGAAGATGGTCTGCTTCGTGACGCCGGTAAGAACACGCCAACCGCTCACGTTGTACCGGCAGGCTTGCAGTATCTTTGGGTGCAGTGCCCACGTCTTCCCCGAACGGACTGACCCCTCGAGGATGTTGATGCGACGGTCTTGCTCCATCGGACGATAGGCGAAGCGTTTGAGACGCGGGCTATAATTTAGGATCATGTCCGCTCACCCGGCTTACCCTTGCTCTGGCGAAATCTTGCAGGGACATAGTACGCAGGTTTGGTAGCGGGTGCTGGGATCGAACCAGCGGCCTCACCCTTATAAGGGATGCGCTCTGCCAACTGAGCTACCCCGCTATTCCATTTCACTGATCGGCACTTCCGCGATGGGCAACGCTTGGGTAAGCCGCCCTCTGCAATCCATCGGTGCCCACAATCGTCACACTCGCAGATTGGTACATCGTGCCTAACCATACGGTACATTGTACCAGTTACTCTGCGTCCGGCAACGCCTCATGCTCTTTACGGAACTCAGC